TTTTCTTTGTCAAAGATGTAAACGATTCGGAAGGGTGAGGGCTGCTACTGAGGTTCATCATCTGGAATATCTGGAGGACAACCCCTCGCGGGCATATGATCCGACGAACCTGATCAGCCTATGCCACGCCTGCCACAATCATTTTCATTTTGAAAAATCAAAAAACTTGAATAATTTCAAGGAACATGCGACCCGGTGACCCCCCTGGGTCGAATTTTTTTTGAGGGGCGCGCGCGCGTTGGGGACGGGCCCATTATCCAACTCTGGCGAAATTAACGAAATTTAGGCTCCGGAGTGACCAGATGGACAGAAAAAAATGGAGAACGAGAATTAAAAAGGCCTGCGAGGCCGCCGGGACCTACAAAGAGTGCTTTGATTCAGTGATCGACACCCTCGCGGGCATCATGGAGACCAGGGACGACGCCCAGGAGCAGTTCGAGCAGCTCGGAGGGAAGACCGTGGTCGAACATGCCATCCGTGGAGGGCAAATCAACACGGTCAAGAACCCTGCTCTGGTCGTCCTGATGGACTGCAACGCTCAGGCTCTGGCTTACTGGAGAGATCTCGGCCTCACTCCGGCGGGGCTGAAGAAGATCAACGAAGGCGCGATCCGGCAGGAGAAGAAGGAGAGTGCCCTGGAAAAGGCGCTGGCGAACTTTGAAGGCTAAGAACTGGAAAGCGGTCACCGACTACGCGGAGAGCATCCGGACCGGAAAGAAGAGAGCAGGGAAATATCTGAAGGCAGCAGTCGAGAGGTTCTACCGGGATCTGGAGAATCCTGCCTACGAAATGGACAAGAAGGGGCCGGAGTTCGTGATCGGGATCATCGAGGGCACCCTCTGCCACCAGCAGGGAGAGACGCTCGACGGAACTCCGCTCAGGGGAAAGCCTTTCAAGCTGGAGCCCTTCCAGAAGTTCATCATCTACAACATGATAGGGTTCAAGCTGAAGGGCACGAACATCGTCCGGTTTCATGAAGCCTTGATCTTCATTCCCCGGAAGAACGGAAAGACGGGACTCTCTGCCGCTCTGGCATGGGCTCTGTCTCTCTGGTACCGAAAGAGCGGCGCGAAGACGTACATCACCTCCGCGGCACTCCTCCAGTCCCTGGAATCCTTCAACTTCCTCGAGTACAACGTCCGGCGGATGGGCGAGGATGAGAAGGACGGAGGGCACGTACATATCATTGACAACAACAACGAGCACTCGATGGAGGCCAACTTCACCGATGGCTCGTTTTATATTAGGGCTCTTGCGGCGAATCCGGATGCTCAGGATTCCCTGAACTGCAACCTGGCTATCGTCGATGAGATCCACGCCTTCAAGCAGCCGAAACAGTACAACCTGTTCAAAGAAGCGATGAAGGCGTATACGAACAAACTCCTGATCGGGATCTCGACAGCCGGCGACAATGAGCAGGGCTTCCTCGGAAGGCGGCTCGAGTACTGCCGGAAGGTTCTGGACGGCGTGATCGAGGATGAACAGTACTTCATCTTCCTCTGTGCGGCTGATCCGGATGAGCACGGGAACATCGACTACACGAACCCTGAGGTTCACGAGATGGCAAACCCGGCCTACGGTGTGACTATCCGGCCGGAGGAGATCCTGAACGATGCCCTGCAAGCTCAGAACGATCCTCAGCAACGGAAGGACTTCCTCGCGAAGTCTCTGAACGTCTTCACGAATAAGCTGAGGGCCTACTTCAATCTGGATGAGTTCCAGATGAGCGACAAGCAGTACGCGTGGACGATGGAGGATCTCGCAAGGCTCCCGATCGAGTGGTACGGCGGCGCGGACCTGTCGAAACTGCACGACCTGACAGCCGCGGCATTGTACGGATCGTACCAGGGCGTCGACATCATCATCACCCACGCCTTCTTCCCGATCGTGATGGCAGCGAAGAAGGCCGACGAAGACGGAATCCCGCTCTTCGGCTGGGCGGAGGACGGCTGGCTGACGATGTGCAACTCCCCGACGGTCAATATTGCTGATGTGGTGAACTGGTTCGTCTCAATGAGGGACATGGGCTTCAAGATAAAGCAGGTCGGGCACGACCGGAAGTTCGCCGGAGAGGAATACTTCCCCTCCATGAAGGCGGCACACTTCACGATTATTGACCAGCCGCAGTACTACTACCTGAAAAGTCAGGGCTTCCGGCACATTGAGAAGGCCGCGAAGGACGGAAAGCTCTATTATTTGCACTCCGAGGCGTATGAATACTGCGTCTCAAACGTCCGAGCCGTCGAGAAGACGGACGACGCGATTCAATACGAGAAAGTGGAACCGAAGAATCGAATCGACCTGTTCGATGCTTCGGTTTTTGCTTGTATACGCATGATGGAAAACGCTGAAAAGCAGAAAAAAGCGAGGGCTTGGTTTTCATGAGCAAGAAAAGAAACGGAAGAAGAACTCAGACGCGGGAGGCGTCAAGGTCACAGGTCGCATGGCTGGTCTCCAGCGAGGCTTATGACACTCTCTGTGTCCCCGGGTATACAAGGCTCGACCGGAACCCGGAAGTGGTGACTGCCTGCCGGCGAATTGCGGAGCTGATCGGATCCATCACGATCCACCTGATGGCCAACCGGCCGGAGGGAGACACGAGGATCGTCAACGAGCTCTCCAGAGCGATCGACATCGAGCCGGACCCCTACATGACCCGGAGTACATGGATGCAGGCGATCGTGATGAACCTCCTCCTGTACGGGCACGGCAACAGCATTGTCATTCCGCACACGAGGAAGGGCTTCCTCCGGAGCCTGGAGCCGGTCGCGGCGTCGAGGGTCCAGCTTGAACCTCTGCCGGGATCGTACAGGGATTATAGGATCATCATCGACGGCATCGCACGGAAGCCTCAGGATCTCCTGCACTTCGTGTACAACCCCGATTCCACCTACCTCTGGAAAGGCATGGGAGTCCGGCTGTACCTGAAGGACGTGGTTAAGAACCTTGCCCAGGCTCAGACCACCGAGAACGCCTTCATGGCTTCGAAGTGGAAGCCGAGCATCATCGTAAAAGTTGATGCCTTAACGGATGAGTTCGCGAGCAAGGAAGGAAGAAAGAAGCTCCTCGAGAGCTACGTGGAACCTTCTCAGAGCGGTGAGCCCTGGCTGATCCCCGCGGAGAACTTCGAGGTGGAGCAGATCCGGCCGCTCACACTGGCTGACCTTGCCATCAACGACACGGTGCAGCTGGACAAGAGGACGGTCGCATCGGTCCTTGGAGTACCTCCGTTCCTTCTGGGAGTCGGGGACTTCAACAGACAGGCTTGGAACAACTTCGTCCAGAACACGATCAGACCCTTGTGCGTCCTCCTCCAGCAGGAACTCACGAAGAAGCTGATCCTCAGTCCGAACATGTACCTCAAGTTCAACGTCCGGAGCCTTCTTGACTGGGATCTCCAGAGTATTTACACGGTATTCGGAGGTCTCTACTCGAGAGGCGTGGTCACCGGCAACGAAGTCCGAGACATGCTCGGAATGAGCCCGAGAGAGGGCCTGAGCACGCTGACAGTTCTGGAGAATTACATCCCCTTAGACATGATTGGAGCACAGAACAAACTGCAAGGAGAAGGAGAAAATGGCTGAAATGAGACAGGTCAGGGCGATCCCCTGCGAATTTGAGACAAGAGAAGACGGCGATGTCTTTGTAATCGAGGGATACTTCGCGGTCTTCAATTCGGTTTATGAAATCGCGCCCGGAATGAGCGAGTCGATCGCTCCCGGAGCGTTTTCAAATACATTATCCGGAGACATCCGGGCACTTATCAATCACGACACGACTCTTGTCCTTGGAAGGACCAAGGCAGGGACACTGGAACTGCGTGAGGACTCTCGCGGACTGTGGGGAAGGATCTCGATCAATCCGAACGACCGGGATGCCATGAACCTCTACGAGAGAGTGAAGCGCGGTGATGTTGATCAGTGTTCCATCGGATTCGAGATCGTAAGACAGAATACCGAAATTCTGGAAGACGGCGGAGTCCATTGGACCATCGAGGAAGTCGTGCTGTACGAAGTGAGTGCTTGCACGTTCCCGGCATACGAAGAGACGAACATCAGTGCACGGAGCGGAGAGTTTGCAGAGATCAAGAAGCGCGAGCTCGAAGCCTGGAAGGCGAAGATGTCGGAAAGGATGAAGAAATGGCATTAAGAGCACTTATGCTCCGGAAGAAGATCGACGATGCAAAGAAGCAGCTCGAAGCCCTGAGGGCGAAGGACGCGGAGTTCGAGACCCGCGAAGCTGAGATCGCTGCGAGCATCGAAGAGGCTCAGACGGACGAAGAGAAAGCAGTCGTTGAGGCGGCGGCTGATCAGTACGATCAGGATCGCGAAGCGCACGACGAAGAGAAGAAGACCCTCGAGACGTCCATCTCCGAGATGGAACGGAGTCTTGAGGAAATCGAAACAGAAGAGCCGGAACCCGTTCCGGAACCGGAAAAGAGAGAGGGAAAGAAAGTTATGGAAAACAGAACCAAGTTTTTCGGCATGAGCATCCAGGAAAGGGACGCTTTCATCGCACGCGATGACGTCCAGAAGCTCCTCGGCGAAGTCAGGACCGCGATCAAGGAGAAGAGAGCGATCACGAACGCCGGGTACCTTGTTCCCCAGGTCGTGATCGGCCTGATCAGAGAGAACATCATGGAGTTCTCCAAGCTGTACAAACACGCCTTCGTGCGTCAGATCCCCGGCACCGGCCGTATGGTCATTGAGGGCGCGATTCCGGAGGCCGTCTGGACTGAGGCTTGTGCGAATCTGAACGAGCTGGATCTCTCCTTCAGCAAGGTTGAGGTCGACGGCTACAAAGTAGGCGGGTATTTCCGGATCTGCAACGCGACCCTGGAAGATTCCGACATCGACCTTGCGAACGAGCTGATCACAGCTCTCGGTGCGGCGATCGGCTTCGCACTGGACAAGGCGATCCTGTTCGGCACTGGAACAAAGATGCCCGTCGGTGTCCTGAAGGCTCTGGAAGGTGTCACCGGAACTCCGCACATCGTCTCCCATGCAGCCTCTGTTGTTGATACGGCTCTCATCAAAGCCCTTGTCGGCGATACTGGCCTGATCAACGGCAAGTATTCCAGAGGCGCGAAGGTATGGGTCATGAACGAGAAGACCCTGATGACCATCACCGCGAACAGCCTCGCTGTGAACGCAGCCGGCGCGATCGTCGCGGGTGTCAATGGCCAGATGCCGGTTGTCGGCGGCGTGATTGAGGTTCTCAATTTCATCCCGGACAACGTCATCATCGGCGGCTACTTCGACCTTTACCTGCTCGCAGAGAGAGCCGGCACGGCGATCAACACTTCCGAGCATGCTTTCTGGGTGGAAGATCAGACCGGCTTCAAGGGCACTGCTCGTTATGACGGCAAGGTCCTCGACACCAACGCGTTCGTCGCGATCGGCCTGAACGGTGTGACTCCTGCTTCTTCCGCGGTTACTTTCGCGGCTGATGCGGCGAACACGGTGAGTCCTGCGACCCCGGGGTGATCGGCGAATCATCAGCTCCCGCTTCGGCACCGGCGGCCGCCCCTACAGCGGCACCTAATTTAAACAAAATGACCAAGGCGGCACTGCTCGACTATGCCGCCTCGGTCGGTGTTGAAGTAGATGATTCAATGACCAAAGCGGAGATAAGGAGCGCACTGGAAGAATGAGCACTGATGCACTTGTCGCGATGCTGCTCGCGAATCTTGAAATCGTCATCGAGAACTATGACGAGGCAGGCCAGGCGGCAAAGAGGTCAGAAATGGAGACATATCTGACAGCAGCTCAGAACTTCATCGCGCAGGAAGGGATCACGCTGGATCTGGAAAGCGTATCCGATTGTCTTCTGGTCGTGATGTACGCTTCCTGGCTTTATGACAAAAGACGGGCTCCGGAGAACACGATGCCCCGGATGCTCAGATGGAACCTTAACAACAGACTCATGTCTCAGAAGATGCAGGTGAGCAATGAATCTTGACAGCGGAACCCTCAAATTGTGCACCCTCGAGAACAGGGCGGCGAACGGATTCAAACCGGTCGAATGGCTTGTACCGGTCGGTCGGTACTGGTACGCAGAACGAACTGTCGGATATTCCCGACAGTACGCGGCGAAGGGCGTGAATGAACAGGTCGACATGCTCGTCCGGACCAGGTATGACGGCGTCGCCCGGATCGGGATGTACGCGGTCCTGGGAAACGGGGAACAGTTCATCATCACGAACATTGCCAACTTCCAGGATGAGGAGACGCTGCTGAGATTCACTGACCTCTCATTGATGAGACTGGAGCGGAATTATGAATGTAACACGGGCGATCGGTAAAATCGGGTACGCTCTCGCACAAGGTCTTCGGGGGATCAACATCTCCCATTATTGGCGGCCGAAAATGGAGCCTCCCTTCATGATCTGGCAGGAAGACGAAGAGGCATCGAGCCTCGAAGCGGACAGCCACAAACAGGAGCAGGCTCTCGGCGGGAGCATTGACTACTTCACGCTGGAAGAAATGGATCCGAACATCGACAGAATCCAGACGGTGCTCAATTCCATCGACGGCTTCGCATGGAGACTGGAATCAGTCCAGTACGAAGACGACACGAACCTCATCCACTACGAGTGGAGATTCGAGGTGATCTGATGGCAAAGATTACCTTCGGCGATGTGAACAAGTATATCGACAAGCTGTACGAGCTCTATGAGAACGCGGACAGCATGGTCGAGGAAGCTGTGAACATCGGAGCGGGAGTGATGGCCGACGGTGTCAGAGCTTCGCTCAGTGACATCCCGATCGACGACAGGGTCTACATCCCGGAAGGAGAACAGCGCAGGGGCCTCAGAACGATCCAGTGGAACGGTCTGTACCACTCCATGGGCGTATCTCCGATCCGGAACGACGGCGGCTTTATCAACAGGAAAATCGGCTTCGACGGGTACAACAACGTCGAAACGGACCGATGGCCCTCCGGGCAGCCGAACGCGATGGTGGCCCGTTCCGTGGAATCCGGCACCTACTTCATGAAGAAAACACCCTTCATGTCGAAGGCGATCCGGGCAACGAAAGCACAAACGGAGGCCGCGATGCAGACCTTTGTCGACTCGCGGATCTTCGCAGATTTCAACAAGTAAGTAAGGAGAATGAACAATGGCAAACGGCAAGGTTTGTACTGGTTTTTCCCAGCCTTGGGTGGCGAAATATGCTGCCTCTGGCACCACGATCACTCTGACCGATGCAATGGCCCTCGCTCGCGGCGTATCCGTCACGATCGAGCCCGAAACGGCAGAGAACAACAACTTTTACGCTGACAACGTGACAGCGGAGAGCGCGTCCGGCGCGTTCAACGGCGGTACTCTGACTCTCACTGTCGACGGCCTGAAGATGGCTGCCCGCAACTTCATCCTTGGAGTTACCGGCGCGGCGGAAGGCTGGCAGGATTACGGCGACAACGTCATCTCCCCTTATGTCGCGGTCGGTTATCTTGTCCGTTACATGGAAGACGGCATCACGACCTGGACCCCTACGGTCCTGTACAAGGTCAAATTCACTCAGCCTGGCTCCGAGAACGCGACTCAGGAAGACGAGATCGACTGGCAGACTCAGGAGCTTACTGGAACGATCTTCCGCGCTGATGACGCGAACCATTCCTGGATCTCGATCGGCACGGACTCCGCGACCGAAGCAGCGGCCCTGGCTGCACTCAAGACCAAGCTCGGCGTACAGCAGTAAGAAAATAACGGGAGGTAATCACGATGAAGGTCAACGGCAAGGAATTAAAGATGTTCTACTCGATCGGGGCCTATGCCCGGATCTCTGATTTGTGTCCAAACCATTCATACAGCAACCTGAAAGCACTCCTCGCGGGCAACTACGCGGAGGCGATCATCAACATCACCATGGCTTTGCAGGACGCCTACTACGCGGCCAACCCGGAGGACACTTCCGAGAAGGTCACGCGGAAGGAACTGGAGAGCCTGAGACAGGTGGAGTTCGATGTGCTTGATCATGCTGTCGCGGACGCGATGAACGAGGGCGGAAGTAGGTCCGTCGAGACGAAAGAATCAAAAAAAAAGGCGGAAAATCCGTCGAGCTGAACCTCTCGTGGTACCTCTTCTACGGAAGACAGCTGAACATGAACAGGCAGGAGATCATGACAACGAGAATCGGAGAGATGCTCGACATGATCGCCTGC